CCAGTTAGTTTATGCATCAAATTCGATATTACCTCTGTATCGCTACCATCGTCAGGCATATATACGCAATGTCTCCAGCCCTCGTTTAATGTCAGCCCCATCATTATTTCCTTTAAAAAAAGGCTTTTACCAAAGAAAGGGTAGCCCGTTATATCTGTACATCCACCCTTAACAAATGTTAACTGATTATCAAAAGAATTTAAACCTAATTTACTTCCTTCTGGAATACCGTTTTTGTGTAAGCTCATAAGCTGGTCTAAAATTTCGCTGCTTGACTTTATCATAGTATTTGAGTTTTAATTTTAAAGTCTCCCATATTTACGAACCTATCGAGCTTATCAGGTCTTGTGATAAACTCTAAAGTTAGATACTTGTAGTTAAATTCTATGTGGTGCGGGTCTTTGCTTGCGTTGCGTATAGCGTTTACAATATCCTCTTTTGTATAGCCTTCTTTTAGTCTGTCTTTTATTTGAGTTTTAGTTTTAGTATTTATTATTCTTGTTTGCTTACCTAAAATAGAGTTAAACAGACTTAGCAGTTTACTGCTATCTATATCTATTATCTTCTCTTCTTTTCTCTTCTCTTCTCTTATAGCATTGCTTTTGTTTTGCACTTGTAATGCATTTGCATTAACCGCCTTATTTTCAGTAGGTTGCTCCCATCGTTTATTAGCTGCTTTCTTTCTTTTGTCGCTTACTGCGTTAAATTCTTTTAACTGATCATCAAGGAAATAGATGACTATTTTTTCATCTAAAATTTGTATTATATCTTCTTCGATAAGCTCTTGTAATGCATTTGCATTGCCATTGCATAGCTTTTGTAATGCAAGTTTAGTTTTTATATCTCCGAGCCTTGCCCAGTACATAGAGCATAAATCTATAAATAAACCTTTTGTCTCTCTACTGCACATCTGAATAGTCCCGTTGTCCCACTCTGATGTTTCAAATTTAAAATAAGGAAGTTCTTTTGCCATTTCGTATCACGTTTTTATAGGTATAAAGGGTAGGTCGTGATACATTTTTAAGATGTCCTACCCATATACCAAATATTTTTAAGTTAAAATAATGTATCACGGCTGCAAATATAGTTATATAATCCAATAAAAAAAATAAATTTGTATTATGACAATAATTTTAAAGGATTTACCTAAGATTTCTTTGAACAAGTGGTACGCTGGTATGCATTGGACTAAGCGTAAAAAAATAAAAGATAATTATACGCTAATAGTTAAAAGTCAATTTAAGAAAGTGCTGCCAGCCTCAGGGAGTTACGATACTGAATACCATTTTACTTTTAAGAGCAGACCTTTAGACGCTTCTAACTGCGTAGCTATGGTTAAGATGATTGAGGATATAATCTTCGAGAGTGACGGCTATAAAGTCATTAAAAGCATTCTAATGACGAGTAGTAAAGGAGCTGAGGATATGGTAGAAATAAAAATAAATTAAAAATAAATAAAGTTTTTCTTGTTTGGTATTACTTTTTAATACTATATTTGCGCCATAATAAAAAACAAAACAATATGAGCTACACATTATTTAACAACAACGGACAGAGCGAAACAGAATTTTTAACTAAAGAATTTAAAAAACTTAACATCTTTGACAAGTGGGAAAAGTATTTTAAACAAAAGACAGACTCTTCAATAGATATGCTTTGGATAGTATTAGGTACACACAACAAAGAAGCCGCCGATAAATCAAAAGAATTTAAAAAAAGCTTAATTACTTACAAGGTAAGCGAGTTCTCAGATTAACAACCAACAAGGGGAG